AGAAGAGCAGGCAATCCTCCATCCATAAAAATGCCGAGAACCTTATCTTCACTTGAATCGGAGCATGAATCAAGAATAAGAATCATTTCATAAGGAGTCTCTGTTATAGTATCCAACACTGAGCGTAGATTTCGTTCAATAATTGCTTCTTGATTGTAAATAGGAATAACTACAGATACAAATGGTACCTTATCTACAAATGTTTTATTTAATATAACCTCAATGGAGGGACCATCCTTAGGTTTGTTAATAAATACACCTGCCGAATAACGTTCATTTGCTATTTTTGCATAGTCCATTAGATGAACTTTACAGAAATAGGTTTAGACCTCTTCTAATGTAGAGGAAACAACTTAGGAATACCAACATTAAAGAATGGTCGGCACTGTTCAATACGTGTCCAAGTGAGACGAAAGAGTCCCTCGGCGGAGCAATACGACTGCCACCATTCACGACCCGCAACCGACATCTTCAGCCACGTGTCGGCAGACGTATCCTTCACAATACGCTTAACATCTTCAGGGGTAGAAGCTTTAAAGTAGTGAACTCCTTCCTTGGGTGCAACAAGATATCCTTTCATATCCACACCATCGGTTACAATTGGTACAACGCCACAGGCGAAATACTCAATCTCACGGTTACACTTGGGACCAAAGCCTGGTATGCAGAGACCAAATCGTGCGTGGCATAGCTTGTCCAAATATTCGGTCTGCGTGTAAGGGTAAGGTGCGCCGGTTGAATCAATCGGCATAGAGAAAAGCTCTACGCATTTGCTCCAATCATACGTTGTGCGGTTCTTCTGCTGTACGCCGTTTTCAATCTTGCCCAGGAATAGCGAGGAAATTGTACGCTTGCCGTAGCCGAGGAGATTCTTCTTCTTACCAACAATATCCTCGATAGCACGCGGGGAGCGCGGCCAGAATCCCCATAGAGACTGACGTAGCCGGTGTGAATCAGGACCAGGCGGCGCACAATTGCCAAACATCGCCATCTGGTAAGACGGAGGTGATGACCACCAGCGGGGTGTAGGACGGTCATATAGTAGAACTTCACCAATGGCACCCCACCAACAATATCCGCTATCTTCGGTCTTTTCTATAGTGATAAACTCACGCTCAGCCCAGATATCTACCATTTCACGGAAGGTATCGCCGCTATGAGACCATATTCCCTTTAGTGCGTCGCCAGTAGGAACAATAATACGCGGAATTTTTACAGTAGATGACGAGGCTTTATCTCTTACAACTTTGAGCATATCCTTAAAGCCAAACTTTCTTACCGCGGCTCCCACGTCCAGCAACGCATTTTGTCTACGAATTTCAATAGGCTCACGCTGGATTAGACCGGCGACATAGTTGAGTTCGGCTGCACCAGCTAGATGAATACGGTCACCACGAGGTGCGTCTGCAGGATTGAATTCCATCACGTATGCACCGGCAGGAGCTAGCCACATATAGTCAAGACCAGATGAGGCGGCACTACCAAAAATCCACGAGGCGTGAGCGAACGCCTTACGCCGCACCGCTGCTGTATCAGTTACAGAGACATAGCGAACAATCCACCCCTTTGCGAAAATGTATTCGGCGACCGAATCAGCCCATTCACGCGTACAGACTGCGTCCACATCGTCATCAACGCAGATAACCGCTACAGGCATATCAGGCGCCTCTTCAACCGGCTCAATAAGTTCACGAAGTAGCATAATATCTTCCGCCGATACTAGCGAATGCTCGGTAGAAGGCGGTAATGCCCATACATCGTCTGAATAATAATTCATATCATCCATCATTGGGACAAGCGTAATATTTCCCTTTTCGCTTGCCGACCATACGCAGTCGCGCAGAAATGGAGTAATATCGGCAAGCTGGGGTACTAGAAATTCAGGCACCGTTAGATTACACGACTTGAGTAACCGACGAATTGTTAGAACCTTAGGCAGATAGTAAAGAATCCATTGGCTGAGGGTCGTCTTACACGTATCCGCAATCGGAATAGAAATAATAGACGGCACGTGAATGGATGGCATCATATTGCTGACACGAGCCGTTTCCCATGCACGAACCCACTCCTTGTGCGGACCTACAAAGATATCAGAAAATGAGCTGATGAGACCCTGGCGATTGATAAAGATGCCGTTCTGAAAATGATAGAGTGGTAATGCTTCAGGGGCAGGAGTGTACATATTCTGTTCGCCAGCTTGAAAATTGTAAATATCTAGGTCGTCGCCTTCTGCAGCGTGCCGTAACATTGTACAAATTGCCTTTGGTGTAGCATCATGTACAGATAATATTGGGCGAGGAAATGATTTGCGAAATGCGGTGCGGTTCCACATAGAGTCTAGTGCAACAGGTAGTTTTCCTCGACTTGATAAGTCTTTACAAACACGTATGGATTGAATTGGCGTAGGGTCTACATAGAGGAACGCTGGATGATAGAGAACATCCTTAGGCTCATAGTTACGAATATTTGAATTATGAAGATGCATGGTTCTGATAGAGTAAGCAGGATTTACGATGAGAAACTTACGGCGAAGCATTGTAACGGTGATTACATTATCACAGCCCGATTGACCAAAGGGAAATCCCATTTCCTCTTCAGTCGGTGTGAAATCCATACAGTCCCGTGCAAGAATCCACGTATCTTGGGAATCGGCACGCGGACCAAAAATGTGGGATGCCCCTTCGTTACTCCCCTTATCCTCCCAACGTAGTAGTGCTAGAAATAGACGATTCTCAGCGAGTGAAATCTTCCATAGATATGATAGTGTCTCATTGAACCAGATATCAGAATTAGAGAAGATAACAAATGCTCCCGCCGGCACGTACATCTTAATTGCCATAAAAACGTCGTAGTATCGTAGGCGTTGACTAATAACCACCTGTTGAATTTTATCGCTGATAGGCAGGTCTGTAAACTCCACTTCATTGAGAAGTAGGATATGGTCAATCCAGGGACACTCTACGTTTTTCTCGAGGCAGAGACGAATCTCACGAGCACGGCGGGACGTAGGATGCCGAAAATACTGTTGAATGAGCCACGTCTGCGGGACAACCGAGTCATCTGCATCAGCGGCAATCACGGCAAGCCGTGCCCCTTCAAGAGAACGAAGCCACGCATCGTAGACAATGCGCGCACCGAGGTCTAGCCCTTCGCGGTCCGCCGCCGACGACCAGGTCACCACGTTCATACGTAGCAGATGCGCCAGACAAAGGATTACCTTTTCCATAGAGTCTCCAATCTTTACAGGCTCTCCTAGAAACGGATAGTTATCATGGAGCTCATCTGTAGCCAGCGTGTGGTCCCAGTGTAGACCACGTTTTTCAAGCCCCTCCAAGATAGTCGACGGTGCGACAATCAGACATTCCGATTTGTCAGAAAGTACAGGTAAAAGTACAGTCATCCATGCATCTAGGTCTGCATCAGAGCCAAGTACAACCGCTACAAGTGCTGAAGCACCAACAATCTCTACTGCCGCCGGCTCAGTTACAACACAGTGCCACCGTTCCCATCGTGCACCCTTGCGAAAGGATGAACGTGCCCATAGCAGAGTTTTACGGTCTGAGGTAATATGCGACTCAGAGCGTAAGATACGTATCGGTTTTCCAGTAATTGGATGGCGCGCTTCCATTTATTACTTTTTCTAAGTGTTTAGCCTTTAACCCGCCAGGTCCCGTCCTTAAATGCGTATGAGGGATATTAAACCCGTTTTTGCTATTACATCCATAAAAGCATACGCAATGGTTGTGTATTTCTTTTCGACAAGTGTATATTCTTTTGCAAAGTAGACTACAGGATAAAGGGACCAGACCGCCAGTGTTAGATACACAGCCGTCTTATTCTTTGTTTGCTGGAGTAGAATCGCAACAATCGGCAAAAAAGCGAGCATACCAAGGGCGAAGTATCCCTTGGACTCTAGCGGATTCTCAGTTTTTGTACCAAGATAGCCGGCAAGGATCATTAAAATATCACATGCTACAATTGGTAAAATAACGGAAATAGGCACATCGTTCGCGTAGAGAAGAACAAACAGCATCAGGGGTGTGGTGAGGAGCCAATCACTATGACGCCAGCGGTCTGCATCTTCAGGATTTTCCATAATTTGTGAATAGGCAAGGCACGCAATACTAGGAATAATAGATAAGGCGGGTGAAGCGGAAAATGCTGTAATCACAGATGTAATAAAGAATACTGTAAAAGCAGTAGAGACGGCAATATTATCTAGTGACCCGCCTTGTTTCACCTTCTGACCGATGAAAAATCCTGGGATAATAATGCGAGGTGCGATTACGGATATAGTAGAAGCAGCCGCCCCCATTTACTATTCTGTTAGAAATTTATGGGTAAGCGGCAAATCCATTTACAATGGACGCATTCGCGGGCTCGCCTACAACATATGACTTAAAAACAGCGGGCGTATCAGGTGTTCCAGGTGCATATCCTCCATCGGGCATTGCGATTTGAATTGTACTTTGTGTGTACGAGTAAGGACCGTAGGTTTGAATAAGAGCGCCGCTAATATCTACATCTACGTTGACAAAAGAAGAGAATCCTGGTATAAAAGTACTAAACAAATACATATTCCATTGAATTTCAAGTAATGTTCCTGTAGAATATATGTTGACATTTGTTGGATCAATCGCCAGGTTGGAATCAATCGATGAAACTATTAAATTAGTAGTACTTTGGTACGGCCATATATTAACAAGACTCGTGTAGACACTATTATTGTAAACGTTGTAGATATACTCCATTTTATATGCGCTATCGGCAACCATTGGAAACTCAGAATATGTAGGAGTGTTTATAGTATTCCAACTATTCAAATTCAAAGCAAGTTTATTATTATTTTGTGTATAGTCTTGTGTAATTGTATTAATATCAAGCATAATTACACCCTGCTGTAGTGCTATATTGCTGAGAGTTGTAGGATTAAATGATACAGTATAGGTACTATTAACTAAATTCACAATATCGTTGACTTGAACAATAAAATTACGATAGTTGACAAAATCAAGCGAACCAATAAAATTACTCGAATTGAGTTGAATCAGTTGTACACCATTGACGGATGAGACAAGGGCACTCGCGTCGGCAGCAGTAGTAGATATTAATGTAGAAATAGTATAGCTTGTAGTAGATATCAATGTAGACGTATAAAAACTAAATGTCGATACAAGTTGTACTTCTACTCCATAAATTGTTGATTCAGAGAATTCAACGTATGCCGTGTTTGTACTTTCTAAGAATAACATTGTAGATAATTGTAATGCTGCAAATGATGCCTCTGCAGCAGTATTTGTACTGTTAATAAGTTCTACTGTATACGCTTCTAATTGAATAAAGGTTGAATAAATACCTTCTAAAATACTACTTGTTGTAATAACGCTTACTTGCTGATTGAGACTAAATAGTTCTGCTGTATTTGTATTAGTAAGTGAAGTCAATGTGGATACTTGGAGTGATAATGATGAAATTGTACTATAATTATAGTATTGATAAGTACTTACTTCACCTGAGAGTGATATTAATCCAGTGCTAATAAATTCGAGCTCTCCAGACAAAGTATTAACTGTATCTAAAATACCAACTGACGTACTGAGTAGTGCAGCATTAATAGTTGTACTATTAATTGGTATTTCTTCTGTTAAAAAATATAAAGTGGAAACGTCGACTGAAAAACCGGCTGATGTACTGAGTAGCGCGTAATTGATGGCTGTGCTAAATGTGTTAAATTTGGTATTTGTTGTAAATGTAGAGTTGAGAGAGGATATTTGCTGAGCGGTCCACTGTGATGTAGAATAGAGCCCAGTATTTATAAGAGCGATCAAGAGTGTGGAGGTTATTGCATCTTGAAGTCCGATGCCGGTACTCATAGATGATAACGAATATTGAAATGATGAATTTTGAGTACTTATTAGTTCGTAAAAAGATGAAAATCCTACTAAAGCATTTAATGTACTATTCGTTGCGTTCAATGTACTTTGATAGTAAGAATCAAGTTGTATTTGGAACGAATTTGCAGTTGATAAGAATGCATAGTTTATATTTGTAGATTCTGCTAACAAGATATCTTGATAGTAAAATAATGTACTAATGGACGAATAGGTATAATATTTAAAGGTACTAAATTCGCCTACAATCGTGCTTGTTCCTATATCATCGATTAGTGTACTTAATTCAACATAACTACTAACAATAGCATTACCAACATTAGTGCTTAGTACTGCAACTGAATCAGCGGTCACACTATTGCTCCAGTAAGTCTGACCTTGACCGTTTGCATAGAGTGTATAGAGTGACGAAATAGGATAGTTTCCACCACTACGGAAACTTAGTTGTTGAAGCAACAAATTATTTAAGTTCGCTCCCGCAGGATACGCCATTCTAACGTTGTAAGGCATTTTTGCCGGCTGTGTAAAGACGCAGCATCTAAAAACAACTTATAGACGTAGAGTAAGAGTACCATGTCCAATTCAGGAGGACTTCTCCAGTTGGTTGCTACCGGACGGCAGGACATCTATCTTTCCGGTAATCCGCAGACGACTTTTTTCAAACAAGTGTATCGTCGCTATACAAACTTCAGTATTGAGACCCAGCGTATTCCATTTGATACCGCTGTTGATTTTAATAAACTTATAACGGTGACAGTGCCACGACAGGGTGACCTATTATCGCAGGTCTATTTACAGATTAATCTACCACAGATTACGCCGGCGGGACCGCAGCCCTATCCGCAGGGGGTTATTACCGAACAACCTACAAACTATGCACAGATTACGAATTCAGTCAGTTGGGTCAATGGTGTAGGGTATGCGATGATTGATTATATCAGTATTTGGATTGGTCAGCAAGAAGTTGACCGTCATTACGGTGAATGGATGTATCTTTGGACACAGTTGAGCACACCGGGGTCAAAGAAGGACGGTATTTATTTTATGACGGGAACGCAAGAGGTATTTAACGACACATCGCAGTCAGGACCGCTAAATCTTCTTGTCCCACTAGACTTCTGGTTTTGTAAGAATCCAGGTCTCGCTTTACCGCTTATTGCACTCCAGGCAACGCCGGTACGCTTCTATATCCGCCTTAAGAACGGCAATGATATGGTATTTAGCAATAGCTTAGAGAACGCAATCCTGAATAATAGTCCGAATTGCCCAACACAGCTAACGCAGGCACCTGTCGTAATTACTGATATGGTGATGTGGGGAGATTATATCTATCTAGATACGGAGGAACGCCGCCGATTTGTCAGCTCGCGCCACGAGTATCTTATTGAGCAGGTCCAACAGCAGAAGCGTTACAGCATTCCATTAAACACAACACGTATTTCGGTACCGTTAGTCTTCAATAATCCGATTAAGGAAATGGTATGGGTGGTAAACGAGGACCGTATGATCCAGGCACACGAATGGTTTAATTACGGTAGCCGTATGTTGAACGAGACTGGTATTCCCAATTTGGATATTATTGCTACGGCGTTGCTTCAGTTTGATGGTTACGATCGATTTGAAGAGCAGTCCGCACAGTATTTCCGTTTGATGCAGCCTTGGCAACGTCATACAGCCATTCCCAACGATTTTATCTATGTATATTCCTTTAGTTTAGCCCCGGAGGCAGAGCAACCTATGGGTACTTGTAACGGCAGCCGCTTGGATTCTATCGTACTACAACTGACGATGAATCCTCAGGTACAATCGTACCCTGCAGGCGTCACGACATATGCGACGAATTACAATGTATTGCGCATTGTTGCCGGTTTGGGCGGCGTTCTATTCACTGTATAAATTAAGATAAAAACCATTAGAGATGTCGTCCGATGGTCCGACTCCTGATGGAGTACAAACAGCACCGCCGCCGCCGCCGGTGCCGCCGGCACCACCGGTTCCACCTGCGCCGCCTACACCACCTGATCCTCAAGCCTCCTCATCAGAGTCGCAGTCAGGCAATAGTAACACCAGTGATAAAGAACGTAGTGGAGGAAAAATGGGACATCATATTTCGGATATTGATACGTGGAAGCACGCTGACCGAAATTACTTTGTATTTGTTATTCTTTCCGTCTTACTTGGCTTGCTTGGTGTAGACCATTTTTACCTACGTAGTTTTCACACAGGTATGATGAAGATTGTGTTCAATATCTTTACTCTTGGAATGTGGCACTATTGGGATTTGATACAGATTGTATATGATGGGCGAAAGATACGCGAGGAGGGTCTAACCTCACCATTTGACTGGATTTGCGGTATTGGTCGTGGTGTATTTACTTCGGCGAAAACCGATGCCGACTCAAAGAAATATGTTGCAGAGAAATCTTATCTTATTTATGCAGCATTAGCCATATTTTTCGGATTTTTAGGTGCGGATAAGTTTTATATGGGCGAGACGTGGCAAGGTGTTGCAAAACTTCTGAGTGTATTTAATATTTTCCTATTCCTCTTTGGATTCTTGTGGGTGCTGTGGGATAGTTTCCACGCGCTCTTTATGACAAAGAGTATCTTAGAAAATGGTATTTCTGCTCCTTTGCCGTATAATATGTTTTTCAAAGAAGCAATTGATGGTAAACAGTTTTTAGTAACACACTTAGTTACACCTGAAGATGCAGCAAAAGGTGGATTTAGCGGAATCGATTTGAATCCATTTTCGTTATTCAATAAACTCAAAGACGAGATTGAAAAGATGATACCAGCCGTGCCTATACCAAGTATCTCGTACAAGGGATTATATAGCGATTTAGTGGTTCCGTTTATGACACCGACCGTTGTAGCGGCGATTAATGCTAGTAAGTCAACGGATCCTATTATCAAGATGCCTGAACTTCCCGATGCACCAACGATGCCTGGATTGGCGAAGCTTGGACTTCCTACATCAATTCCGCCGTTGCCTGGAATACCTGGAATGCCTACACCATCTGTGCCTTCTGCAGGCATTGGAATGCCAATATCTCAGGCGCCGGCAGCACCAACAGTAGCAACAGCACCAACAGCAGCAACAGCAGCACCAGCAGCAACAGCAGCACCAACAGCAGCAGCTCCTGTTTCCGCAAATCTCCCGTCCGCCCCTGCTACAGGCACGGCTGCAGCTTCAGTGAGTGCACCAAACGGTCCAAAAGTCGCCTTTGCACCTATGCCCGTTCAAAAGCAAAGCGGCGGTGCACGCAATGAATTCACCGCGGGACCAGGACCCGCAATTGCGGGTGTGCTCACGGCGGTTGTTATTGCGGGAGGTCTAAAAGGATTTTATGACATTATTAGTAAACAATACGGATGAAGATGCTAGATTCCCAAAACGATTTTGAGACGATGTGGCTGGCAGATCCAGCTGCAGCAGCCGTCGACGGTATGCGAAAGTCCGATAAGACCTTTCTCATATATTTTACTGCCAACTGGTGCGGATACTGTAAGCGTATTGACCTTAAGATGGTTGACAGAGTAGCAACGGCAAAGGGACTTACATTATGGAAGTGCGAGCATACCACAAACGATTATACCTCAGGTTTCTGTGGTGTCCGAGGTTTCCCTACTTTTATGGCATTCAAACCGAAGAAGGTGGTTGACCAGTTACAGAGTAGCAACACCGAGGATATTTGCCGATGGATTGAATCTTTGTAGTAAGTAAGTAAATGAATGTGGGGCGGACTATCATCATTGGGGGTGGTTTGGCTGGTCTATCTATTGCAGAGTATCTTGCCGACAAGGTATCCTCCAATGATGTGCTCGTGCTGGAGCAATATAGGGCTTGGGGCGGGCGAGTCGTCACATATCGCGATAAGTCCGAAAAGCTTCAGTACGAAATTGGAGCCGGTCGTATCTTTCACACACATAAGCGAATCGGTGCATTGGTTAAACGTTTCGGACTTCATACTTTTCCCATCTCCGCGGAAAGCACCACTCCAAGCGGACTTAACAACCCCTTCTTACAACTTTTTGAACCCATCAGGCACATTTTACAAACCCTACCCGACGACGTACTTGCCAAGCATACTGTAAAAGAGCTTGTTCCCAAAGAGTTCCATTCAACACTTGAATATTACCCCTACTGGTCCGAGTTCAATCTACTACGCGCTGATTTAGCGTTACCCCTTTTTGCTCCTAGTAAACCAATGGGAACCGACGCCCCAGCGGACTATTACGGAGTCGTAGAAGGGTTAGACGCAATTACAACCCATCTTCACGACGCTGCACAAAAAGCCGGTGCCGTCCTTAAAAACCGCCACACAGTGACAAACATCCAACGTCTTGCCCCCGATTTGTTCGAAATCACAGGACTCCGTGGAAAGAAGGCAAATCAGCGTCCTTTCAAATATCGTGCATCAAGAGTGATTATTGCAACATGCCGCTGCGGATATAGCGACTTCAGTATTCTTAAAGAGATGCCACTGATGAAGCAGTTAGCAACAGGTCCCTTAACTCGTATTTATGCAGTGTATCAGCCTCCGCTAGATATTCCACAAAAGGTTGTAACCGATGGTCCGTTACGTTATATTATTCCGATTAATCCGAAAACGGGTTTGATTATGATTTCGTATACGGATGGCGATGATACGCATTACTGGAACAAGTTAGACGGCGATGCATTAGAAGATGCTATTCATAAGGAGTTTACAAAACTCTTTCCCGATAAAATAATGACAAAGCCAACGTATTTGAAGAAGCATGAGTGGCCGAATGGATGTACATATTGGCTTCCTGGCAATTATGACCCTAAAGAGGCATCAAAGATTGCGCATAATCCTGAGCCGAATCTCTATCTGACGGGTGAGTCGGTTAGCTTAAATCAGACGTGGATGGAGGGGGCGTTAGAATCGGCGGAGTATCTCAAGACCTTACTAAACTAAAAACGAATACCAATATAAGGATGGCGAAATTTAAGGCTATCAAAGGTGTATGGTTTTATCTAATTGCGCTCGTAATAACAGTCGCAATTATAGCAGTATTTGTACATTGGGGCGGATATAATGCTCCCAGAATTCACGATATTTGGGTGATTAATCTTGATAAGGAGACAGAGCGCTGGCAAAATATCCAGTCTAAGACAACCCATCTACCTAATATGGTTCATCGGTGGTCGGCGACTTACGGTAAGGATTTGACGCGGGACCAAGCGCAGAAATATGGAGCGGGCTATGTTATCACAATGAGTCGTGATTTTGAGAAGGATAAACAGACCGATAGAATCACGTCGGCTAATGTGGGCGCCGTCGGTTGCTGGATTTCTCATAAACGGCTACTTACCTATTTAGCAGAGCAGCCAGCCGATAACAATACAGGGCATCTTATTTGCGAAGACGATGCCGAGTTTCCCACCGATTTCTTAACGGGTCGAGACGCGTGGTCAAAGGTTTCAGCAAATATTCCTGCCGATTGGGATATGGTATTTTTAGGTATTAAGAAGCCGATTGTAGGTACGGATGTAGCACCAGGCATTAAGAAGATGAAAACAACCTATAATAAGGGAAATTGGGGCGCACATGCGTATTTGGTACGACACGGTGCGCTCAAGACGAAGATTTTACCGAGCATCAAACACATGACAAATGAGATTGATGTTCACTATGATATGATGGCAGACCAGTGGAATGTTTATGTATGCAGTCCCCCTACCCTGCGATACAATGATGATCTTGCTGCAAAGTCAAATATTAATGTATAGCCAATATACTTGATTTTGCTCCCACGGCTTCGTGGCAGTAAATGATGCTTGGACGAATACAATAGGCATTTACATCATCAAACATTGTAACATATTGTTCGTCAATAGCATCGGTCATAAAACGGAGTTTAGGTAGAATCTTGGTTTTTATAGAACCGTGTTTCACCAAATACGCGTATGTGCCGGATTTTCCCTTACCGTCACTAGACAGTTTTACAATATTATCTTCAATCGGGGCGCCTGTAGCATCTTCACCCATTCCTAGATAGACGATATCCCAGTCACCAGGAATATGTTTTGAAATACGAGACCACGCATCTGTGCCCGATAGAAAATCGTCGGGGATAGCAACATCATCTTCTAACACAAGGTGACCGTAGTCATTTTGATGGTCCTGTTTCGATAAATGAGTTAATAGACGTTTGTGAGAAAGCCAGCAACCCACGACACCCTTATTAATATATTCATCTATGCTTTTCCCTGAAATACGCGTAAAATAGAAGCCAACGCCCTCTTTATTAATACTTTCACGCTCGGTAATCGTCTTGCCATCCATAGCAGAGAAACGGTGGACAATATTCCCAAATCGTAAGGTAGAATCACGCATATGGTTCCACCGCTCGGCATCACGGTCTAGATTAATCACCCAAATATCGTCAATATGTGCAGCGCTGTAAGGCGTAAGCATACGATACAATACGATGCCAACAAAACCGAGAACAACAATAAATAATATAAAATTATAAAGTTTTTGGGTCTTCATCCTACTCTATAAAACTAAAAAAACTCTAAACACCGATTATTCGGTCATAGACGTGGCAAGGCGATCCGCTTCCGCATTTCCCCGTGATGCAAAATCCGCCGCGCCCGTATGAGCCGGCACATGTACTATAGACGTCACTGCGCGAATACTTTTCCATAAAACCCACATCGGTTGAATAATATCCTGGTGTAGTACGGGCTTTCCGTCCGCCTTTCGCCATCCTTTCCGCTCCCATCCTTCGCACCACTTCAAGAGCACATCAATACTGTATTTTGAATCGGTGTAAATGGTTGCCCCAGCGTGGCGTCCATCAGCAATGTACTTAATACTGTAGTCCAAAGCTCTCAGCTCTGCGCGCTGATTTGTTTGTGTCTCGTGTCCCGGAATAAGAGCTGCATATTGGTGAACCGTAGTATTTCCGTTACAAATATGAACACCGAATCCCGCCTTAGCTCCTGCACGACCATTATTCCGTGCTGAGCCATCGCAGAATAATGAAAGTCCTAACGGACCAAGGGATACCATTTATCATTCGAACAGAAAAAGAAAATACTCATCATTTTTTAGAGGAATGGAATCACATCTACCAATTCACTTATTTCACTTGCTCACCGTAGGACCGCTATTTTTATATGTAGGACTACAGCGTGAAAATGTACCAGACAATGTATTTACCGGTCTAGGGCTCTTAGGTTTAGTACTACTTTTTTACCAATCGTATAAGGCTTATCTCAAACTCAAAGACGGTAAGAGTGCCTGGGTCAACTGGATTCATATTCTGCTCATTGCGCCGCTCTTGCTCATTATAGGATACTTGAAAAAAGACACGAATCGTCGTTATTTCGAGATGTTATTATTATTAGGATTTGCAGCAATAGGCTATCACGGTCTCTACCTAATTCGCGACATGATATTTAATTGAGCAGGAGACGCTACTGGTCTGAAGCACGCGATTGTATGATAAAGATATGCTGAAGACGAAGAATAATTATGATGGCAACGTGTACACTCTGTTCCGCGAATATACGGAGGAATCCACTCTTTTGCATGAGTTCGAGCATAATGAATCAGCATATTTGCCTTTGTCTTTGTCGTTTGATTACAGTCGGCGTGCGGGCACTTAAAGGAAATAGCCGCCGCAGGGTTTTCAGTAATACCACCTAGAACCTCCTTCTCTTTTTCGGTTAGCTTTACATTATCAGCGTGTCGAGTTGCAAGATGATTCAAATATCCTGACCGCTGTAGGAACTGCGGACGATTAATACACCGACTACACTCAAAAGGCAGATTTTCACTATGATTTTTCATAATATGATAATGCATAGTATTCTGATTCATAGCAATCTTGCCGCATTCCGTATGCGGGCACACATAATGTCCGTCATTATTCTTTACATACTTCGAAGGAGTTACAGGAGTGACACGTTCAACTGAATTATTTAAGGACATTGTGTGATAATTCTATAATCACCCGCGGCGGTTTCAATTTTTGCCAATAATGACTACGCCAAGAATCGCAATTTTAACGATGGTAATCGGCGTGGATTACGAAAAAGCGATGGAGCCAGGTCTACAGACGAAACGTGATTATGCACAGAAACACGGTTATGCGCTTCATATTGGCGGCAAGGAGGTATGGGACCGCACAAGACCCATCCCCTGGTCAAAGCTGCGTTTTATCCTAAACTACATTGACCAGTATGATTATCTGTTCTGGTCGGATGCGGACGTTATTATTACGAATCCTGACCTCCCATTGACGACTCACGTTCTCCCCCATTTACCTCCAAATAAGGACCTACTATGGACACGAGACGTTGTCGGCAATCTCAATTCAGGCAATATGCTTCTGCGGGGCAAGTCTGCATGGCTCAAGGACTTCATCCATCGCACCTACCTACAGACGCAGTTTATTCACCATATTTGGTGGGAAAATAAGGCGATGATACACACGGCGGAACAGAATCCGAAAGACGCCGCGATGATTGAGACCATCGAAAATCATACACTATTTAATGCTTACTTATTTGGACCAAAAAACCTTGCAACGGATCCAACAGTCCGACTCTTCCAACAGGGCGATTTCCTACTACATTTTGCCGGCGTAGCAGACCAATGGAACATTTACCGAATGATGCGCTATATGCTTCATTGTTTGAATACCAGGACTCCTGACGGAGTAAGGACTTCTCATAATACGAAACTCCTAGATAACTGGTATGTGACACCGATTAAATCAAAGCGTGATGCGGATTTAACAATGCAAAATATAATGCCCAATTAAGGAATGTTAAAAGATGTTTGGTTCTACATTATAGCATTATTGGTTATACTTCTCTTATTTGGAGATGCACGGTCAAAGCATATGTTAACGATTTCTCCCGAAAAGGCGGCATCCATTGAGTACGAAAACTGGCCGACATGGGATAAAATAGACCCACCTGGTACTCGTATTCGCGTACTTTGGATTCTACACGATTATGTACCATTTGTGAATGCGGGGTCTGAGATTTGCGCACATACGATGAACAAGCATCTCTTAAGAAAACCGTACCTCTACGATATTTGGGTCGGTACACCTGGTTACCCGAATAAGACATATGAGGGTGTCCGCTGCTTTGACTTATACAATACGGAAATCTTATTTGAAATTCTAAAAGATACACACGTATTGATGAGTCATTCCTATTTTTACCGTAAGCAGTCTTTATGGATAGCTCATAAGTTTGGAATACCATTCTTAGAGTGGGTACATACGGATAACTATGTAAGAGCGGTAGGACCACATTGGTTTGACGACCGTTTGAAGGGACGTCAGTGGGCGATTTTCAACTCGCATAGTTTGAAGTCGTCTCGAAAAGATTTGCCAGACGACTTTTTACGTATTGTACGACCACCGGTAGACTATCGTAAATATGGTATTTATCATAGCCATCTTGACGAGCCAAAGAAGGAAGCGAAGTACGTCACACTGAGTAATGTGAACGAGAATAAGGGCGGACTTCTCCTTATACAGTTGGCAAAGGCGATGCCCGAGCAGGAGTTTCTAGGTATTATTGGCGGATATCGTAAGCAGATAACCGATAAAACCCTCCCGAATCTCAAGTATATTGAGCATACAACGCAGATTAAGGATGTATATGCACAGACGTGGGTGATGATTATGCCATCCAAGGAGGAGACGTGGGGACGTACAGCAGTAGAGGCAATGTCTTCCGGTATCCCCCTTGTCGTAAGCCCTACTCCTGGCTTGATGGAGTGCTGCGGTGATGCTGCGTTGTATTGCGATCGTGACAACCTTGCTGAATGGGTGAAGACACTGCGTAAGCTCAAGCAGGACCGTGAATTCTATAATCAGCGGTCTTCTATTTCTCTACAGCACGCACGCTCTCTGGATCCTACAGATGAATTAGCGGACCTAGAAACGTGGATTGAAAGGACAGTCCTCAAAGCGAACACGCATAAAGATAAAACTTGCTCCGCACTCGAGAAAAATCTTCTATTTAGATAGAAACCGGTATGGCGAATCGCACGCGTAAGAATAAGCGCAATAACAACCTGCAGGCTGGCGGCGCCAAGATTGCGCGTGTTGGCACCCGTGCGCAGGTCTGGCACGGCACGGCGCACCACACGTCCGGCGGTCTGACCCGCAACCACCTCAAGCAGAACAAGCACGGTCGCATTGTAAGCCGCCGCGCCTCGGCGGCGGGCAAGAAGGCGCTCAAGCACCTTGTCAAGGCGGGCTTCAAGGCGAAGAAGGGCACGTTCAAGCTGTTCCACTGAGCCGCAAAACCTCTAAACCATTAAACTACAGCGTTCCATAGTATGCGTTCCTAGATGCAGGAGACGCATTCCTTTACGAAAACGGTTTGTATCCGTTTCTGTATCGGAATCGGCAATTTTATGCCAAAAAAGCGACCAGCGTGATTCACCAATATCACTTACCACTAAGCCCAAACCCTGCTCTGCAGTCGCCTTGACAATAAGTGACCAATCGCCGACCATTGTGAAGCCTTCGTGCCCGCTACGCGAAGGCAGTCGATGTATCATATCGTACATTGTATGTGCCGGCACACCGACGGGAAAGAAGATGGCGTCCGGAATCGTAGGGATTTCAATATGTTCGCCAATCCATACACGCGTCAAAAGTATCCGTCCCTCGCCAAGCACACCATCCATAAATGTTAGAAATCCAGGTGGCGCCTTCGGTGCACCGACACCGAAGACAATAAGTACCGAGCCAGTAACACCGAGTCCCTGACTCATACCTTTGATGATGGTTGCTAAGCACGACCATTCTTTGCCTCCCGCGCTAGGACGAACCACAAATGTCCAGTCTTGCTCAAGCTCTAGGATATCAACGCCACTTCCACAGACAAGAATACGGCAGGCATATGGAGAGCCGGATATGAACTCCCAGGGAATCCAACTATTCTGTTCATTACAAAAGCAATAAAGCGCTCGTCCAACAAGTGAGCAACCTAGACCCTCGAGCTCCATCGCAACTATATCCTACAAAAACAATGCCTCTTTATAAGAAGCGATGAACGCAGTTGAAGCGATTGTAGGTGCTGCATTAGCAGTGGGCGTTTTGGACGCCGGCTGGCTCACCTTACGATACAACTACCACAACGACCTGTTCTATAAGATTCAGAAATCTCAATTGAATCCACGCCTTGTCCCCGCCGCCCTTATATACCTTCTTATCCCTGTAGCAGTGTTCTTATACGCCATTAAGGATGCCCAAAACACGAAGGATGCGGCACTCAAGGGTGCCCTTATTGGCTTCATTCTTTATGCGTTTTATGACTTGACAAATTTTGCCACACTCACAAACTATACTTTGGACATGACGCTGACGGATATTGCGTGGGGTACGACGGTATGTACGGTAGGTGCCGCCGTAGGTTACCGCTTTTACACACGGTAGACAGTCTAAAGCCTTAGCACAAATCTCATAGTGTGGGTTAACCCGCCAAACACCTATAGTATAGTGGTAGTATATGGCTCTTCCAAAGCCATGGCGCGGGTCCGATTCCCGCTGGGTGTAAATCTTATTCCATTTCAGTATCTGAAATGAAATAAATCGGTGCCCCGAATAAGGGTAATGAAGACGTATGCGATATTTTTCCTTGTAATGAGAGTTGCACTTGTCATTCAGTTTATATTAATTTTAGCAAAGAAGCAAACACGTAACTCTGTGATTTACATAACAACCGAAATCGTTTTTAAGACAGCATTGTTCCTCTTCATTCAATGGTTCACATTCAATAACGACTTCGGAATCAACTTCGAGGATAAGTTGATAATGTCGTTTGGAGGTGGTATACTATTCTATGATGCCTGTTTTAACGATGTTCCTAAGTTGATTGAGCAACTACGAAAGACATATCCAAAGTTGCTACCTGAATGGTTGTTAGGCGGCGTTGAGACAAATATAAAGACCCTTAAGTCCTTTAGTCAAAATGAATAACAGCACCTACATAAACGGATTATAAGCCCACTGAAGTAACGCCTGGCGTTCCCTCACAGAGCACGTAATTTCTTCAGGCGTGCAGTGGGCTTTGACCGAGCCGGCGTGGCGTGCGAACGAGCGCCAGCGACCGATTTGGACCTTATCCAACGCCGGAATCCGGCGACCAAGCCAGTAGCGGCAATAC